AGTCAAAGAATATAAACGACAATTAGAGAATTTTGACGATAAAAAGAAACGTGTGGCGAAGTCTTATATCATGGGGATGATAGAAGATGATGAAGTTGAGAAGATGAATAAATCATTGATAGACGAGGAAAAACATCTTAGAAGTGAAATAAATCGTCTTGAAGATAATATAAAAAGAATATCCAATATGTTGTATGTAGATTTAGATGAGTCTACTAATGCGGCATTGCGGTTATTTGAAATGATAGAGACACAAGGTTCGTCACTCAAAGAAATGTTTGATTTAGTCCATAAATATATCACTGGTGGAACTGTTAGTGAACATCTGAATGGCATCCCAGGACATGAGAACTGGCATGGAACCGAAATATTCTTAGAAACAATTTATGGTCCAAGAATATTTGCATATTTCGGTAAAGTTAGGAATGCTCCTACAACCTACGAATTATATGATGGTAAATGGATGGAGTTTCTATATGAACAAATAGCACATCCGAATTATACCAATTACGGCAAGAACCCAAAGAACCCAAAGAAATGATGTAGGAAGGACTTTAGATTGTTGGATAAGATTAATTATCCAAGTGTCTAAAGTCCCTCCTGTGATGTCTGATGAATTGTCAGGATAGTTTATTTATCTTCTCCTGAAGTTTCTTCACCTGTTCTTCAAGTTCTTTCTTCTCGCGTTCCTTTGATGTGTTTTTCCAGTCAGTAAGTTTTTCTATCAGGTTCTCCAACTGTTTGGTTGATGGGTTGAGGTCTATAATGTGTTTCATTACAGATTTGACGTTGAACTTAGGTTTGGCTGTTACGTCTTTTTTACCATACTTACGAACATACTCCAACATCTTCTTGTACTTATCATCATCATTCTTTTTGTTGAAGTCCTCTTTTGATTTCTCAGGAACCAATGAGAGATTAGCAGTGATGAATGCTAATTTCTCTTCCTTTGTTTTTGATTTTGCCATATATTGTAGTTTTTGATGGTGATGCAAAAATAGTAATTAAATTGAATAATTGCAATAGATGATTCAGGATAAAACAAAAATGGTTCGGTAATAACTTATATTACCGAACCATTTTGAGTGTTCTGGAGGGTTTCTGGTGTCCTCGGAGGGTCAATCTAATGTCTTATAGAAGTATTGAAGTTCTTTTTTCTTGAGGTTTTTATCTGCCCAGTCAAGAAGATTGTAATATGTTTCCTTATACCAGTCACTAACCTCATTGTGATTAGAGAGAAATTGTTCCATTTCTTTACGACCACGATGCCAATGTTCCCAGCATTTCCAGTTGATGACCAATGCGAGTTCGGTCATATAGATGTAATCTTTATGCCATTCGTTGAATACGCGATTGTATGTATCTTTTATCGCATCCATACCAGATTTATCTGCAATGGAAAAATCCTGCCAGAATGTGGTCTTAGGTTCATAACCTGTGAGTTCCACAAGTCCCCATTTAGGTATTTGCATATTGTTTAGAAATTTGATTTTATAGAATATATAAATATTCTACATAATTATTATTAGATATGAGGAGAAAGTGAGGAGAGAGGATTTGGTTCACTTCTTCACTTTGTTAAGATATTGGAGGATGAGAAGACGAGTGGGGATTACTACATACGCATTGCATTCGTCGCATACCTGACCGCGGTAGTTGAGTGGATCAGGATTGTTACCGTAACCGTCATAGGTTCTGCCACAAATCGGGCAAGTTTTCTGTTTTTTCATTTTGTTTAGAAATTTGATTGTTATTATTCTCTGTATCAGACCAATATTTGGTTTGATGTTGTAAAATTAACCATTTTACTTGAACGAGAAAAATATTTGATGAAAAAAGTGCGAATAAATTGCATTTTAAACAATTAACTGTTATAATTTGCATCAAATTTAACACTTGATGTTCAGGAATTTATAAATAGGTATGAATGCCTATTGATGTCTATTAAACAATAATGGTGGAGTTATTTGTACCCTCCACCACTATTTTTACTCAGATTCAATTTCTATTTTGAACCATAATACATCAGGTTGGTTTAGTCCGAAGAACTCTATGATGAACTGTCTTGTCACACTACCATAATAGTAGGTAGTTCTTTTGTGACCTCTTGACAGTTTGTCAATGTAGGTGATTCTCCATTTTGTCATATTTATGGTATTTAAGAAGTTGGGAGGAGAGTTTCCCAACTTCTTGTTTGTAGATTAGTCGTCTAACTCAACTTCTTCAATTATGTGGTTTCTGTTTAACCATTCATCAAGTGCAGTTGCGAGTTCGTCCATTTTCTCGACGGAGATGTTTGTTTCGTTCTCCGCGTAGAAGACTCTCTTTCTGTCTTCTTTCCCATTTTCCCAATGGGTAATTTTGAAAAACTTCTTTTTCATTTTGTTTAGAAATTTGATTGTTAATATTCTCTGTATCAGACCTTTATTGGTTTGATGTTGTAAAATTAACAAATATCTGTGAATCAGGAAAATAAATAATGAAAAAATGCGACAAAATTTGAATTTTTTTGTTGTTAATCCCTATATTATCATTATTATTATATAACAAAAACATTCCGACACAAATATTATGAAACTTATAAAAGTAGAAAAAGATGGACATAGACATTATTTCTCTAATAAATCAAAGGCAGCAGAGTTCCTCCAGATGGATTCTTACAACATCCCTTATTATATTAAAAGAGGTAAAGAATATTATGGATGGATGATTACTGAATGTTATGACAATGTCATGACAAATGACGTAGATAAAGAATCATTTATAAATTCTAAAAATTGACATTAAAAATAGGAATTTAATTATGAAAACTAACATCAAATTCAATTCAGGAACAACTTACCACAGAACAGGACAAATAATGGATGTCCTAACTATTAACTCTATAAATGTAAAAGATACCCAAAAGGAAGATTTGCCATGGTTGCAAGTGTTTAATTGTGGTTATAGAGTTTCACATGAAAATATTGACTGGAACACATGGAATGGTTGTGTTTTCGTTGATATTGACTCAAAACATTATTATAACGAATACAAGAAATTTGACGCAGATAAGTTAGAAGATGAATTATATGAATATTTATATTCTCAGTTTATTAACAACTTCTATGCTATTCAAAGGTCAAATTCAGGTACCAGTTATCATATAATATTTTATTTTAAAGTCAAGAAAAATGAACTAAACTTTAAGAAATGTGTGGATTATGCAAGATATTTATGTGAGATTGCATTTCGTGATTTAGGAGTAAGTGAAATATGGGGATGGAAAGGAGTTAATGACAGGTGTTCGATTAGCCCCTATCAAGGTATGTATTTGACTTCGCAAGAAATTAGATTTAATAATGAGGTCAATGGTTGTTGGTCAATGATAGACGAATGGGTCTATAATGAACCTAAATTAGTGATTGTTGATAAGGTAAAGGAACATGTAGTTGATTTTGTAAACTATACTCGTAGTACATCAGTGGTCACAACTGATTATTACGAACATATCTCGCGAATGAAGATATATACTGCATTGGTTGCCTGCCATGGATCTAAAGAAGAAACTGATAAAGCGTGGAGAGAGAATATTGTACCTCATCTGAAAGAGGGCAATGGGCACACAAGGGACTTCTATGTTATTGAACCTGACAAAAACAGTTGGTATGAGAAATATGATACAACATTCGTTAATGAAACTTGGTTAGAGAAGTTCGGATATTCATTCAAGAAGAAGTTTATACCAAAGAAAATGGATTTATATATTCCTGATATTTTAATAGAACTTGAGGAAAACCAGACACTTGCAGATACAGATATTCCTTTTAGATATGATAAAATAAACCACCTATATGCAGGTTGTGGAGTTGGTAAGACTTATATGTCTAAAGTATTAGGTAGTAATCTTGATGATTTAGACTTTATTTTTAACGGCAAGAAAAGAGTTTGTTTTATAACACCCTTAAACTCAATATCTAAAAATTCATTTGAAAATATTGAAGGATGGAAAATAATAGATTCAGAACATAAGGATTCATTTGATGTCTGGAGTGTATTAAATGGCGTATCAAATATCTGCACAACATGGGAATCATTTGTGCTATACCAGATGTATAATATTTCTTTTGACTATGTGATATTAGATGAGGTTCACTCATTCTATATGTATGACTATCGTATTGATAGTATATCACAAATTAAGGAATATTTTCCCTTATCACATGGCATAAAGATAATGATGACTGGAACACCGTCTTTTGAAGTTAATGAATTTGATTGTTATAAGATACAGATTAAAAGGAATGATAAGACTGTTAGATGCGATGTGGTGCTATATAATGACTCGTATAAGGGTTATATTATGGAAGATATTAAATCATGGACAAGTGACTCCAATCATCTTGCATTGATATTTAAGGACACCACTAATTATACAACAGAAGAAGACTTTAAGATGTATGGTCTTAATGTTGATATATTTAATAAGAGTTATGGAGATAATAAGGATTTTATATTAAGTAATGATAATGTTAAATCTCAAATAACAGCATTTTCTGTTTATGGTCAGGCAGGTATAAATCTCTATCTCGATAAGGATAAGAAAGCAAGAATTTATATATTATCAAATAACGGACTGGGAATCATACAATATGCAAATCGAATCAGAAATAAGGAAGTTATTGATAAGATTATTGTTCCTTACAGGATTGATAAGATTTCAAGTGATGTTGAAAATATATCTGATAAAATTGACTATGTAGATGCGAAACATAGGGTTGAAGTTTTGAAAAGTATAAAGAAAGATATAGACATATTTAATTTAAAGACAGAATCATTCTTAAAGTTAAGATATGGTTTTAATTTCGATTGTGTAGAATGGTCATTAATGACATTAAATGAAAGAAATTATAAGACATACAAACAAATAAAGAATGTTACAGAATATGAAAACCAACTTCAAGTAATATATAATAGAATGATAGCGGCATTTTTTGATGTTTATTTTGTAGAACTTACTGAAGATGTTAAATTCAGTGGGGACACAAAAATGAGGTCAAATCAGTTCGCCGGTCAAATGGTTAGGTTTAATGGAGATATGGTTAAGGAGAAATATGGGAAATTATATCTTGAAACCACTCCTGAATTTGAAAAGATAGTTACAGGGAATCTCAAAGGCGAAATTGAAAAGGTTCTTAATTTCATATATAACGAGAATGGATGTGACTTAGAGAGGACGATAGATGTATTCAAAAAGTATATTCAAAACATTATTAAGGGAAACAAGACTATAAAGAAAGTAGATATCAATAGGATAGGTTTATATTATGACTTAAAATCAAAATGGAATACCTACTATAACTCCGCATTCCTTACTCTGATGTTGAATGATAAATGGGATGATATTCAAATCGCAGCAGTATATATGAGAACTATATGGAACAATACAATGATGAATGAGGACTGGAAGAAATTAGCAGAGGAATCATACCAAAAACTATCAAATATAAGGAAAGTAGTAAAAGAGAATAAATCTATTTTTGTCGAACTTGAAAAAATGGATCCATCCGAACCCATCAATTTTGAGAACGATGATATGGTGGGTAAGATATATGGTTATTTGAAACAAAAACATACAAGAGGGACAGGAACAGGAAGAAAAAAGAAGATATTTGTTAAAGGTATGGAATTCGGGTCAGTTCAGGACGCCGCTAAATACTTCAATGTCAGGAGAGAAACGATTACAAGATGGGTAAAAACAGGGATATGACAGAAAATGTAACATTAAAAAACTCGGTTTTTGGTAAATTCCTTATATATAAGGAAAATACCAAAACTGCCGTTTTTTAATGTTACATTTAAATCAATGCAACCATACTAACACACTAATACTGTTCCATACAAACACCAATACAACCCCATACAAGCAATCCAATGGCATAGGTCTTTGAATTCCATGAATTTTATTACTATGTTATTATTATATAGGTAAGTATATATAATACTGTTTATAAAGAATTGAATATGATGGAAGAATCCGATCTGTGATAGATAGGATTCTTTTTTTTTTATATAAATAATAAATGGGTCAATCTTCACAGACTAACCCATTAAAAATCAAATTTCTAAACAAAATGAACTGGGAACTACCCCATGTTCAAATTGTACTGCAAATATAATAATTTCATTTTAACTAAACAAATCATCACTTAATGGAATAATTTCATTTATAAAAGTTCTACCCCATTTTTCTTCTATTAACAAATCAAATTTCACTATCTCATCAAATTTACCAGAAATTAAATATCTTATCATATCTCTCATCAAATCGTCAGTTTCTTCATTTATTATAATTGAAAATCGTTTCTCAGTTTCTGTATCAGGATTAACAACCATACTAACACCCCATTTTTCTTCACATTCAATACTCGGATGTTCTGGATCAAAATTTAAAACAGGAATAACAGTTAACCCATGTTCTGTCATATCATCAATTATATCAAATGTTGTTTTATTCCATTGCAATGAGTTTGGAACCACTAACATAACTTCGTTCTTTGTTAAATTATGATGTTTGAATTTTGTTGTATTCATATTGTTATTTTATATATTTAGTTAATAATAACACAGTTTATAGAAAATCATAATGTAGTTGGGATACGGTTTTATTCATTCAAAGGCACTTTAATTTTAAAATAATATAAATATAATCCAATATGTAGAAGTTAATCAGAGTACATCCATTGAACTCACAGAATGATTATAATTCTTTAGTATTGATTATAAAAAACTGACTAACTAATATTATAGGGAGAAATATTAATTAGTCAGGAAAAATATATAAATAACAAATAGACTTGCAACACCGCTAAGATATGTACTATCTTATATAATAATAACACATTTTATAAAATTAGTTTAATATGGTTATCAATTACAAGAAGTTGGTTATTATTATATATAAACATAAAACATACAACAATAACAATGGAAACGACTACAATGAATTATAGTTATTTTGAAAGTCTATTTATTAAATTACAGGATGAAGGACAAACATTAGATGATAGACTTAATGCACTTACAGAGATAGTTCTTATTCAATCTGCAACAATTGATGCACTTCAAATCAAATTAAATAAAATTGGCGGGATTGTAGAAGATGAAGAATATTGAAATGGATGCTGAGATAAACATATATTTTGAAGATATGATGTCTTGTCAATGTAATCTATCGCGAGAATATTTTTTAGACATACCTAATGAATATACTATGAAAAGACTAAGAGCAAAGATATATTCAGACAAACATAAAATTGCTAAAAGAATTGACGGGTTAAAGAAAGGCATATTGATATAATAGATTGATTATTAGCAACTTGAAGCATTTTTAAACTATATAATTAACGACTTATAAGTTGTTGATTATCAAACTGCTACACAAATATAAATAAAATATATTGGAGAAATGACAAATAGATTAACAATTAACTTTAACATAAAGACAGATAACAACTTATACTTCTATATGACGAAAGAAGTTGATAAAGAAATATTCACTGACTTTATACTTAACTTTTATGGTCAGATTAACATAGGAAGAAGTATTCCTAATGAATTAGATGTACTTATTATTACATATAACGACGATGATAAGGAACGAATAGAATGTGATATATTAGATTTGTAATGCCAACAATCAACAGGAATAAACAACATATCAGACAGATGCCATACAGACATAACAACCAATCTGCTAAGTATTATAACAGTAAGTATTGGCAGAATTTACGAAACTCTTATATAGTTGCTCATCCATTATGTGAAGAATGCTTAATGAATGATATAGTTGCACCTGCTGAACATGTGCATCATATTAAGGAGTTTCTTAGAGGTACAACAGATGATGAACGGTGGAGTTTGTTATTAGATTCAGACAATCTAATGAGTGTGTGTGTAAAATGCCATAAGAAGTTACACAATAATCATAATAAAGTTTGAATAACAACCCCGGCCATTACTATTTTCCATTAAAGGGACTCTAAATAACGCCCCCAAGTCACTTCGCACAAATCTGAATTTCAAACTAAAAATTGGAAAGAAATTATGAAATTAGAAAAATATAAACGGTACGGTGAAAGAGTTTACGATGCAATCAAAGACCTCACACAAGACTTAGAATTACATCCAAATTACTCACTTTCACTTGATATATTGGCAGACAATTTAGAATTATATTATCAAGCAAAAGATGATATAAAAATGAATGGGTTTAGAATAACAAAAGATAACGGAATGGTGGTTAAAAATCCCGCATTACAATCATTTAACAATTGTCAACAAACAATTATCAAACTTATTAACTCATTTCCTACTAACCCGATGTCAAAAGCAAAAATCGAGAAACTGAACACAACAGATGATGACTATGAATCTGTTTTAAATGAATTTTTAAATGAATGACTGAAATAGACGATACTAAACCTTATATCAGATATGCAAAACAAGTTATATCATGTGAAATTGTTGCGTGTGAGAATATAGTTCTTGCATGCAAAAGGTTTATGTCATGGTTTAATCGTGATGATATTTTCTTTGATTATAAAGATGTTGATAAAAAAATAAAGTTTATATCACTATTAAAACATACTACGGGCGAATACAACGGCAAACATTTCACATTATTAGATTGGCAATCTTGGTGTTTTGCAGCGATGTTTGGATGGAAATATAAAGATACTCGTTATAGAGTATGTAATGAATCATTTATATTTATTACCCGAAAGAATGGGAAATCATCTCTCGCTGCTGCTATTGCATTATGTTGCTTATTATGTGATAATGAACCTCACGCAGAAATTGACTGTTTAGCAAATTCGCGAAAACAAGCGCATCTTTTATTCGATATGATAAAAGATTACGCAGAATCAATTGACCCCAAGAACAAATTAATCAAAAAATTTAAATCCGACTTAAAGGTTCCGAAAACAAAATCATTGGTTCAGGTTCACGCATCAGAATCAATGACTGCCGATGGACTTAACTCGTCATGTTCGATAATAGATGAGATACATGCTGCTAAAACTTACGAATTATATAATGTTATGAAATCCTCTCAGGTTGCAAGAACTCAACCGATGATGATTATTATAACAACCGCAGGATTTTTGATTGGCGATGGATATCCTTGTTATGATATGAGAAAATCAGCCATCGAGGTGTTAAAGGGAATAAAACAGAATGATGCGTTATTTGCTGCAATATATGAATTGGATCCAGACGATAATTGGGAAGATGAAAATAATTGGTTAAAATGTTGCCCCTCATTAGACCAGACTGTTTCAAGAAAAGCGTTAAAGGACCAAGTAATATTAGCAAAGAATAATATATCACTTGAAAATGGTATTTTGACCAAGAATTTCAATAGGTTTTGTGAATCTTCAACAGTGTGGATCCCATCAAATTACATTGTTGATGCGACTCACGATGTAAATATTGATGAATTTAATGGTGAACAATGCTATATGGGTGTGGACTTATCATCCATTTCTGACCTTACTTGCACTTCTGTAATGTTTCCTCCTAATCCCAATAGAAATATATATCCTGATAAATTTGTATTCAAGAACATCATCTATTTGCCTGATACCGCAATGGAAGACTCACCTAATAAGGAATTATATAGACTCTGGAAACAACAAGGATATTTATATGTGACCTCTGGTAATGTAGTTGATTATGATTATATATTGAAAGACCAATTAGAAATATCAAGAAAAACATATCTATCAAATGTCGCTTATGACTCATGGAATGCAACCCAATGGGCGATAAATGCAACTTCGGAGGGTTTACCATTAACACCATATTCACAAGCAATAGGTAATTTTAACAAACCTACTAAGACATTTGAAATGCTAATCAGACAGGGCAAGATAATTATAGATAACAATCCAGTTACAAGGTGGTGCTTTGGTAATGTAGAACTTAAAATAGATTATAATGAGAATTGTAAACCTATAAAGGTAAATAATGATAAGACCAAAAAGATAGATCCAATTATAGCAATGTTACAAGCGTTAGGAGTATATCTTAATGAACCTCACTATAACAACATAATAACAGCGGTTTAATTTATCTTATTAGAAAATTTAGTTATTATTATATATAGAATATTACATACTATGAAAATATTTGGTTTAAATTTTGGTAAAAGTAAGGAGAGAAGAAATATGGTTGCACATGTTGATTATTACCAACCATACGGGGAAGCATTACATTTCGGACAAATTAACAGTGCTTCATACTCATCAATGAATTTAAGTGCTGTTTATCGTGCAGTTGAGATAATTTCTGACTCTATTGCAATATTACCAATAATGATAAAAGATAAGACAATAAAACATAATGAATCGATAGAATCACATCCATTGAATTTAGTGTTGAATGGCAATGATATTATGAGTAAATATAACTTTATAAAACTACTCATTCAATGCGTATTATTGAAAGGGAATGGGTTTGCATTCATAGATAGGGCAGAAAATGGAATACCTATTGGTTTGTATTTCTTAGAGAATTCGGATGTTCAGGTACATTATAATAAGTTGAAAAGAGAATTATATTATACTTGTACATTACTCCCTAATAGAAGAATAGAACCAATTAACATGATACATTTAAAGAAAAACACTTATGATGGCATAAATGGAGTTTCTACTATATCTTACGCATCAAGAACTTTAAATATATCATCAAATACAGAAAACTCGGCATCTTCATTCTTTGAAAAGGGTTGTAATTTGGCAGGTATTTTGACAGTTCAAGGACAATTGACAGACCAACAACGACAAGATATTCGCGCATCATGGAGGCAAGCGTATACAGATGGAGGAAGTGGCCTCGCAATTTTACAAGGAAATATGAATTATAATGCAATACAGTTAAACGCGGCAGACTCACAATTATTGGAATCACGATTATATAATGTTCAGGATATTGCAAGATTTTTCGGCATATCTCCAGTGTTATTAGGCGATTTGTCACATTCTTCTTATTCCACTATCGAAGCAACTCAAAATCAATTTTTATTGCATACACTTCAACCATATATCGTGATGATAGAAGAAGAATTTACACGAAAACTTTTGAAGGAATCAGAACGGAACATTATTGTTAATTTCGATGAAACATATTTATTGAAGACTGACAAAACTGCAACAGCAAATTATTACAAAACATTACTTGATTGTGGAGTTTTATGTGCAAATGAAGTTAGAAAAGAATTAGGATATAATGAAGTAGATGGACTGGACAAACATATAATTGCTTTTACAGACATAAATCAAAATACAATCAATGAAGATAAAAATAACGATGAAGAAATAAATGGATAAATTATATCGAAGCGGTGGTATTTCTGAATTAAAACCAGAATCAAGACATATTGAGGGTTATGCAATTGTTTTTGAAACTCAATCGAATGACATGGGTTTTACTGAAACGATTTCAAGAAATGCAATTACACAAGAATTAGTTGATAGTTGTGATGTATTCTGCAGATTTGACCATAATCCAGAGAAAGTATTAGCAAGAAGTAACAAAGGTGTTGGTTCAATGAAATTAACGGTTGATGAAATAGGACTTAAATATGAATTTGATGCTCCTCAGACGGCATTAGGTGACGAACTTATAGAATATATTAGACGAGGGGATTTAAATAAGTCTTCATTCTGTTTTAGTTTGGCAAATGATGAAGATGCGCAAACATGGGAAAAACGAGAGGGAAAGTATTTTAGAACAATAAATAAGATTGGATATTTGCATGATGTATCACCTGTATGGACTCCTGCGTATTCTGATACAACATGTGACAAACGTTCATTTGACGATGCAAAAAATAAGTTAGAAGATGAATCAAAAGACGAAAACGATATTATTTTTAATAAAGAAGATAGTTCAGATGATTATATGAACGAATACGATAAAGAAGATAAATCAAATGAAGTAGAAGATAAAGACGAGGAAATAAAAGAAGAAGATAATGAACCTCAGAACGAGGATGAAACTTCCGATGAGGAAGATGAAAAACGAAAAAACAAAACAACTAATATAAATATGGAATTTAAACTTTTAAAAGCAATCAATGATATTGCAAACAACCGAAATCTTGATGATGCTGCAAAAGCAGTAACAATGAAAGGTATTGAGGAAATGAGAAATTCAGGTGTAAATTTTGGTGGTCAGATCCAAATTCCTGTAAATGAGAATAGAGCTGCAATAACAGTTGCGACAGAGGGTGAAGATGTAGTTGCAACAGAATTATTCGACATTCTTGAACCACTCCGCGCAAAGAATGTGCTCGTTCAGGCAGGTGCAAGTTTCATGACTAACCTTGTTGGGGATGTTCAGGTTCCTGTAATGTCTGGATCTAATGTATTCTGGGAGGGAGAAACAGTAACTGCCCCTGATGGTGCCGGCACATTCGATAATGTAAAACTTCAACCTAAAAGACTTACTGCATATATTGATATTTCTAAACAGTTCTTAGTTCAGGATAGCAAATCAGCAGAAGCAAAAATCCGTCAGGACTTAATAAATGCAATCAATTCTAAACTTGAATCAACAATTTTAGGTAATGCAGCAGGTTCAGCCACTCAACCAGCAGGACTTTTCTCATTGAAGAAAGACGATGCAAATAAAGATATTCCTTTGACTTCTATTACAGACTTTGCAGGACTTTGTAATCTTGAAGCTGGCGTTGAAGACATGAACGTTATCAATCCTTGTGTATATGTGATGTCAAACAAGGCAAAAGCAAAATTTCGCAATATGGCTAAATCTGCAAAGACTACACAGTTAGTTATGGAAGCTGGTCAGATTGATGGAACTCCTGTATATAACACTTCAAATGTACCTGAAACAGACCTTGCTTATGGAGACTTCTCACAACTTGCAATCGGACAATGGGGTGCTATTGACTTAACAGTTGATCCATATACAAAGGCAGCAGAAGGCAAGGTTCGTCTTGTAATAAATGCATTCTTCGATGCAAAAGTGCTTCGTGACGGTGCAATAGTAACAGCAAAGGTGTAAATATAGTTAGATAACAGTATGTTTTTAGAAATTGATAGAATAAAGAAACATCTGAATATAGATGAGTATTATAAAGACGATGACTCTTATTTGGTTTATCTTTATGAGGTTGCTGAAAAGGTTGTTGAAAAACATACTGATGTAAAATTAGAAAATATAGCAAAGGATAATGGTGGAGAATTACCTCCACCTATCCTACATGCTATGCTGTTGTTCATTGGTGATATGTATAAATCGAGAGAATCAATTTCATTTGGTTCAGTACAATCAATCCCATTTTCTTATGATTATATCTTATCTCTTTATAAAAATTATCGAAGTGGTTTAGTATGATAGCAGGAATTCTGAATGAACATATTGAAATTTATTCTTCATATATCACCAAAAACAAAGTTGGTGAACAGGTTGAAGAATGGATTAAGAAAAATCAAACAAAGGCGCATATCATACATAATAGTGGTTCGAGAAATATAGTAAATTATGAGGTCGTTTATAATTATATTAAGACATTTCAGGTTCGATATTATGTTGATATAAATGAATTTGATAGAATAAAATGGGATAATAAGTTTTATAGAATCTTGAATATAGATAAGAATAGAGAACAACAACTAATTACAATTACAACAGAATTGATTAACGAATGAACATATCAACAAATATGAGTGTGGAATTTAATAATATCTCTCAGAAATTGACTAAAGAGGTATTAAAGGCAAGACGTAGAGGAATGAATAAAGCAGCGTCAAAAATAAGAAACACCACACGAAAATTGATTAAAAGTTCATTACCTAATGCTGCACATAGCGAAATTATAAATGCTGCAAGAGTAACAAAATATAGAGAAGATAAAACATTAGGAGAAGCAGTTGCAGGAGCACATATTATGGGTGCTAATCAAAAAGGAAGTAGAGAATATATATTAAGGTTTTTTGAAGATAGTTCAACAGAAAATCGTCAAACAAGAAAGAAACATAATCGTGGTAAATTGACAGGAAAACATTTTTTTGGCAATGCAGTTAATCAAGAACTTCCAAAAGCGCCTAAAATAATTGATGATGAGATAAAAAAAGCAATAGAAAAACTAAATGACTAACTCAATATTGATAGGGGAAACAATATATAAAAAACTTTCTAAATCTGATACTTTAAAGAAATATTTGGGAAATAAAATCTATCCTCTTGTTGCAGAAAACGGCGAACAATTTCCATACATCGTATTCTATCGTGATGATATTAGAGCAATATCATGTAAAGATGGATATTATGAAGATGCAGTTACATTTACTGTTGCAATAATCAGTAATAAGTATATCGAAAGTTTAGAAATAGCTAATGAGGTAAGGAAAATCTTAGAGAAACAGCGAATTAAAGACGAAAACCTTACAATTACTAATGCAACGATTGATGGAGTTGAAGAAGTTTGGGAAAACAACGCATATACACAAAGACTCCATTTTTCATGTAAAACAGAATAAAAAACATTTTAATTTAATACAATGGCAAACACAATTATTAAGGGTGATGACTTGATGTTATTTGATGAACAAGGAAAATCTATAGCATTTGCTACTTCACATACATTATCAATCTCTGCTGATGCAGTTGATACAACTTCAAAAGACCATGGCGTATGGGGAGCAAATGAAGTGAATAAAATAACATGGGAAATTACATCTGAGAATCTTTACACGGTTACAGCTTATGATTCTCTTATGGAGAAGATGTTAGCAAGAACTCCAATTAAGGTATATTTTGGAACTAAAAAAGAGAATGATCCAGATAAAACCGTTGCAGATGGAGACTATCAAAATTGGACAGGTGCAAGTGGTTATACAGGCAATGTATATATTACTTCTTTATCAGTTAATGCAAACACTGGCGAGAATGCAACTTATTCAGCCACCTTTACTGGAACTGGAAAACTTATAAAATGTACAACTATTCCTGTTGCTGGAAATTAACATTAAGATGGGGTAAGGTTTAGTTATCTTACCCCATCATGCAAAGAAACATACAACAAACAATATTATGACAGTAAATATCAACAATAAAGAAATTATACTAAAATATACCCTTAGAAGTATGATTATATATGAGAAAATAATGGGAGAACCATTTACTTCAAAGGGATTAACAGAAGTTTTAGTTTATTTATATTCGACCATTTTAGCATCTTATAAAGATTTAGAACTATCATTTGAACAGTTTATTGAATGGTTGGATGATAATCCTGATGTTTTGACTGAATTTAATAAATGGTTAGCGAATATATTTAGTAGAAATGCGTTCATTTCAGAGCCAGAAAAATCAGAGGAAGAAGATCCTACTAAAAAAAACTGATATTCCATGAACTTCTAAAAGTAATTGTATTTGAATATAAGATATGTTCATTGGAATATTTCTTAGATGACCTACAGGACTACGAATTAGCATTGATTATAGAAAATATACCTTACGCAGATAGAACATTCTGGGAGGTTGGAAGATTCATCGCACATGCAAACATACAAAAGGAAACGAGGAAGAGTATAAAACCGACTTCTATTTTGAAACTTCCGTGGGATATTGATATTGAGAAAACTAAAATTTCAAATGAAGAAATTGAAAGATTAAAAAGACAATCTGAACAAATTTATCAATCTATAATATTGGATAATGGCAAGTGAATTAAAAGTATTATTGACAGGTGATGGTTCAAAATTAAGACAAGAATTAGTTAAGACCGCATCCGAAGTAAATAAGGTTGAACGACAAACGAAAAGGGCAGAGAAAGAATTAAAATCAATGCAAAGTACTGCACATAATGCTGCAAGTAGTTTTATGAATTTACGTAATGCCATTAAGACAGGAGATATTAGAGGTGTTTCAGATAATTTCGTTCAACTTGGAGGTAATATAAAGCAATTATTACCCAATTTAAGTAAGTTAGGACCGGCATTGGTTAATCCATGGGTACTCGCAGGAACCGCCATTGCAGGAGGGACTACTGCATTAATTAAATATAATGTAGAGTTAGAAAAGACTGTAATGAGAACAGAACAGTTTACTGGTTTGTCTGGAAATGCGCTATATTCTTTAAGAAATGGTATAAAATCGGTTGCAGATACATTCGGAAAAGACTTTAATGATGTCCTCTCCAGTGTTGATGGACTAATGAACCAATTTCATATTGATGGAGAATCCGCATTAAATATAATCCGAGATGGTTTTGTTGGTGGGTGTGATGATGGTGGAAAGATGTTCGATATGATTAGCAAATATAGTGGTGCATTCCATGACGCTGGTATATCGGCATCTGAAATGGTTGCAATAATTGGAAATACTCGTTCAGGTATATTCTCTGAGGAGGGTATGGAATTATTCTCAAAAGGTGCAATGAAGATAAGAGAGTTTAGTTCATCATTACAACAATCATTAACTGCGATTGGAATTAATGCAGATGAAATGTATAATAAACTCCAATCTGGGCAAATGACAACTGTTCAGGCAATACAGCAAATATCTAACAAATTAAAAGAACTTAATCCGCAATCACAAGAAGTTGGAAATGTATTAAAAGATGTGTTTGGTAAGAAAGCGGCAGCAGCAGGATATGAGTTAGTTACCGCACTGGCAGATGTTGAAACTGATTTAAGTAAAGTAAAAGAACAAACAGGAGAATGGGGACAAGCAATGGAAGATCTGCAAAAAGCAGATAGAGAAATGGGAAACGCATTATCATCTTTATTTGGTATCGCAGACGGTGGATTCTCTACAATGACAACCAGACTTAAAGCAGATGTTTATAGCGCAGTAGCAAAGGTGATTAACGGTTTTATTGATTTATATAACAAGAATATATTAGTAAGAGGTGCAGTAACGGGTTTAGCTACAAGTTTTAAGAACACATGGGAGGTTATTAAGGCAATATTAAAACTCTTTATGAACTCACTTAATAGTTTAGGTGATATGATTCAAGGTGTTTTAGAATTAGACTGGAGTAAAGTTAAATCAAGTTGGCAGAATGGAATGAAAAACATTTTGACAATTATTGCAGATACATTTGCTAATCTAAAAGAAAATACATCAAATGCGGTTAATCAGACTTTAAACGGACAAATTGAAAAGATAGAAATTGAACCTGTTAAATCAGGTGGAAATGGAAGTAATTTCAAAGGTGGTGGAAAAACATCAAATAGAGGTGGTGGAAGTGTTAAAGGAAGTGGAGGTAGATCTTCAAATGCAACACCATCTTCAAATGTAACAGACCAATCTAAAAAAATTGAATATGAAGCGAATTCAATTGCAGATTTAGAAAACAAAGTTAAGAGTTTAAATGACAAATTGAATAATACTAATGTTTCAGATGATAGATTAAAACAAATATTAGCAGAAAAGAAAGGTTATGAAGAACAAATTGAAACGTTAAAAATCCGTAATGGATTCAAAGAACCACCAAAAGTTGAAGTTGAACCAGTAATTGATCCAAATTCATTGACAGGAATAAATAAGCAATTATCTGAAAAGCAAGCGCAAATTGAATTAGAAGTTGTCGGTACAGAACAATATAATAAATTGGCAAAGGATATAGCAGAACTTACAGGTAAAAAGAATGAGATAGAATTGCAAATTAAGACCGACACTATGGATGAAGCAACTAAAAAGACTAATGACCTTATAGCCGCGCAACAGAAATTACAACAGACCTATGCAGCTGTATCATCAACGTTAAATTCTGTATCGAGTGCATTCAGTTCAGTTGGAAGTATGATGAAAGATGGTGCAATGAAAACCGCAATGAGTGTTGGAGCAATATTAGCACAATCAATTGCACAGATGGTAAGTGCATACGCATCGGCATGTGCGCAAGCGTCAAGTATGGGACCGTGGGCATGGTTAGCGTTTGCTGCCACAGGTTTGGCAACATTAACAGCGACCATTGTGGGGGTTAAGAATGCAACATCAGGTATAGAATCTTATGCGACAGGTGGTATAATTGGTGGAAATACAACTGTTGGTGATTATAACATAGCAAGAGTTAATAAGGGTGAAATGATTCTTAATAATAGACAGCAAGGAAGATTATTTAGTATGTTGGATGGAAATGGATATTATAGTTCAAATCATCACAATTCAGATGTTGAATTTAAAATAAAGGGGAAAGAACTTGTCGGAGTTTTACACAACTATAATACAAAAACAAATAGAGTTTTCTAAATCATGCAGTATCACGGAGCATTTAAAGATATTAACGACTATACTTATAGTGTAAGCATAACAACGCCCAGCGGTCCACAACTTGTTGAATTGAAGTTTACGGACAGTCCCGTTGTTATTACATACAACAATGATGATTTATATAAACCTTACAAATGTTCAACCTGTACAATATCATTATTATTAGACGATTATGTTTCTGACTTGAAAACTGCACATTGTGATGATATGTATGTTGAAGTTAGAAAGGATGATGATATACAACAAGGGAGTTATTTAATTTGGGGAGGTTTTGTTACTCCAAATGTTTTCTCCCAGAATTATTCATTGTTGTTAGAAGAATATCAATTGGAATGTCAAGACGCGATGTCAATATTGAAATATAAGGATTTTGACAGAAACGGATCGACAATAACAATGATGGAAATATTACAATTTGGATTGGGAAAGATTCCAAATAACCCATATTGGAGAATATATGTTAATGATTGTTATAATCTTCCACATACTGAGTTTAAAGACATTCTTACTTCAACAATTGTTAATCCTCACAACTTCTATGATGAGGATGATAAACCAATGAACTACCTTGAAGTTATTGAAGAATGTTTAAAATATTACAATATGACATTGATACCATTTGGCGATTCAATCTATATATTGAATTATGATGCAATTAAGAATGGATATAATAGCTTTTATTATTACCAAAGGGCAGACCGTAACAGATACAGATTGGAAGATGTTAAAACTTTAAGTAATGTAGTTAATCTCGGAGCAAATGATTTCTCGGAAGTTGGAACCAATCTGTCACAACTTCCTGCATTAAAGAATATATCAGTACGTGATGAACTATATACTTGTAATGATATTGGTTTTGATTTGAGTGATTCAACAAAATGGACAAAATCGAATTCAAGTTGCGCATTGGGAAATAAATATAATATGGCCTATTGCATGCAGAATTTAACAACTCGTCAATTGCCTGATGGAAGACAGTTCACAAATACAAATGACCCATATCACATTTTTGACTATGAAGTTGTTAATGGTAATAAATGGGAAAGAATATTTTTGCAGTATGGCAATTATGATGATACAAAGTTAAAGTTTCATGTTTACAAGTTAGGAAAAGAGATCGATGCGGATTTTTCAACAATAAATTATGACAATATTGGCATGGGGTTGTATAGCGGTAGTGAGATTGGTTGTTTTCCAATTAAATATCATTGTGTATCACAAGAAAAGTCCCAAATGAAAGATGATGCTTCAAGATTTCCTTATGCGTATGTTCCAAAGGTTGATGTTTCAACGGGGCTATTCTGTATTTTAACGGCTTATGATTATAATTTGGATAAGAAGTTAAATATTGACCTAAAGAAATTTATTACATTTAAAAGTGATTCCGTACTGATGGCAAAAGACAATTATATTCTGTTGGACTTAAACTTTAGATTCTATTCACGTGATGTAAAGTTACCATTAGAAACGGAGAATGTTAAACATGAATATAAGGAAGATAAAAAGGTTGGTTTTTTCTTTTCTGTAAAATGTAATAACAAATATGTATCATTCAATGATTATGATGATGGAACATTAAAAACCGTATGGCAAACCACACCTTGCATTATTGAATGGCCTTATGACATTAACGAGAATGAAAATGTATTTGACCGTGATTTAAAACTAAAATCGAACATTGATTATACACTGAATATAAATGAATCAAGTGGAGTTGTTTTCAATGTGCCAGTTAATGATGATGGGGTGATAGGTTCACAAGTTGAGATAACAATTTACAATCAATATCCAGTAATAAATGATGTTGGAGCATCCGCAATGTTGATTAAGGATTTTGACGTCAAACTTCTTACATCTACAAAAAATCAGAGAGACACAGACACACAATATAAAGTTGACGGAGACAATAGAGTTGTTGATAATGGCAAAGAAGAAACATTTAAGGTCTGCACCTATGACAATAAAGAAACCAATTATTCTTCAACTTATTATAACTTAACAAAAGATAAGTATATTGACAATGTTTTCTTTTTCCCAACGGGTTCATGTATTAGGCCAGAAGAATTATATCTTGAAGCAATGATGAATCAATATACTTCATCATCTTTAATGTTGAATTGCAATCTCCATAATGAGTTATTGCCGTACTCCATTGTCAATTATCACTTCTTCAATGATGTTGATTTTGTTGTTGGTGGTATGGAGAATGACATCAAATATAATAACATTAATTATACACTGATTGAGAAGAAATGAACATATATGAACTTTATTCTGAATGGGAATCACATAAGAATGAATATACTTGGGAAGAATGGTATAATCTTTATTGGATTACTTTTCTACGGGATGATAAACAAAAAAATTACAAACGTAATGGTGATATAATCCACAAGGATGATAAGATTTTCAAGGATGAGAGAAAAACAAATTATGAATTGAAGAAGTATCAGCCAGTAATAATATTAGATAACGGGGATGTATGGTTAATGAAAATTTAGTTGATGGATGGGAATATGTAAGATTTGATGTCAATACTGATAATATGGAATTATCTGTTGATGTCCCTAACATATTATATGGTTACACTGATATTTATGTTACAGAGGATTTCGACAATGTAGATGATGATGGATTCATTATTATTAAATATAACTATTAGTTAATTATTTATGGCACAGATTAAATTAGGTAGGGTTTGCCCTGTGTTTAGGGGAACATATAGCAATACAACGACATACACAAAACTTGATATTGTTCTTTATGACAATTGCTCGTGGGTGTGTGTAGTTCCTTCCGTAGTTGGGAGCATTCCACAAGTTGGTAATAATAAATGGCAACTTGTGGCAGGTAATCAGAATGCAGATGTAACTAACTTTGTTTTTGATTACTACAATAACAAAACATATACAGACTATTAATTATTATGGGAAGAAGTATTAAAATAAAAGACAACACCAACACAGCATTATATCCAGTGACAATGGCGGAATTGGTTCATTTAAATGGTGGAATGGATTTGGAAACATCAATAACAAATATCAATAATGAACAACGTACACAAAACAAGAAAATACAATATACTGTAATTCCATTTTATAGAATTGTTAATAATGTTAATCTAACATTGGCGTCACTTGGTAATGTTGATTATATTCCAGTATATGATGCTACAAGGGGAACTATTTTATTTCAATATGGTTTAAATCAGTATTATATTAATTGCCCTGATAGTGATTATTATGGTGAAGTAGGATTAAACGGAGTTACACCATTTACTGATAAAATCTATTTGTACACCGAAAACGGAGAGACAAAATTATATATGTACAAGGACAACAAACTAAAAGAAGTAAATGAAGAATTATATTCGGATAATGGCACATTTAAAAACTTAACGGCAAATAATATTGATATAAATGGCTTTGCTGATGTAAATGGATTTATATTTGACGGAGATTTATGGTATAAGTCAGAGAATGAAAATGATATTAGACTATCTCCAAAGGGCGTTAACTTTAATGTAGATACAACATTGAAAAATCTTAATGTCAATGGTGATGCAACACTAAAGGCGGGCGTTAATCTAAATAGTGCAACTTTAAAATACACTCATTTTGATATTAAAGAAGATATTGATGATAATATTATTATTGTACCAAATGAAGAAGTCGTTAATAATGGTGGTGACAGTAATCCGCTATGTGTAATTACCACTGATAACATAGAAGTTATCAAGCCATTATATACAGGTGATTTTAATACAAGTTCAATCACTTGTAATGTTGCAAATTTTAATGGCAAAACATCTTTTAGTTATTATGATAGCAGTAAAAGAAAACGAGTAAATATTTTACAAGTTGATGTCAATAATAAAACCACAACATTCAATAATGGTGTGACTAAATGGAATGATGCACAAGATAATGGGAATAATGTCACGTTGCTTGAAATAAATCCAAAGGAATATTATGTAAATGTTAATGGTCCAATAAGACACACAAATGAAAATTTAGTCCTTGGTAATTACGAAAATGATGGTTCGGTTCAGTTCATAGAAGATATATTATTGGAGGATAGATGTATAACAATTGATGACACAACAAACAGTAAAACGGCAATATTTTTGCATCCAGAAGAAGCAAATATTAATGTACCAATTACATTTGAAGATAGATTGGGATTAGATGCTAATGCAAGCATAACATTCCATGACGAAAACGGGAATATGAAATTCAACTTAGACCAAAATGGTATGTGGCTTTACGACTATCATTGCAATAATTTTGTAAGTTTTGACGGAGCAAATGAAGAAATATCATTTTATAGAGGTGTAACAAAATGGTATAATTCTGGAAGTTCCAACTACCCATGTATGTTTGAAATAAACGCTGAAAATGGTAATATAAATGTAAATTGTCCAATAGATTTTAATGACGAAATTACAATTAGCGGTCTATGTGTTGTTAATGCCCAACAAATGCAATTTTTTGATGGTACAGAAACTAAAGTATGTATTGATGCACCCAATAATGAAGTTCGTTTTTATGAAACTTATCTATATTGTAATGGCACTGAAATTCTTGATGAATTTGGTAATGCCAATTTCAATACATTATCAGTAAATAATAAGAATCTGTCCGAGTATATTCCAAAGTTTGAGTATGACCCAACAACAAAGACATTGAAAATAACAAGCGGTCAAGCAGTACCACAAAAAATAAATGGATGATTAAATTATGGGAGATATAGATTTAAACTTGAATGAACTAACCAATGTAACGTTTGATAACAATCCAATTGAACATCTTTATATTGATGATGTATTGGTTTGGGAAAAGAAATAAATGAATTGTAAATTATGACAAACAATTTTAAGCAGATTGGCGAATATATAGATTCATTGAATTGTGACAATGATACTTTTTTCCATATATCAATTATTTCACGTCTTAAAGATAATAGAAAACAATTATTGGATAAAGTGATTTATGACACATATATAACTTCCTCACGTGAACTATATAATCAAGAAACAACAATAACAAAGGTGTGTGACTCACTTAATGCAAGGGCGTATATTAGTTTAATTCCATTATCAATGCAAAAGTATACTGATAACTTGAAACATCTCTATTATAATAAATCACTGCAGAATCTAAGACAATCAATAAAGAATGCAATGATTAAATCAAATAAGAATGATGATGTATTGTTATTGGTTGATATTGATGCACACCAATTGGAAGATATGGATGGAATAAGGGAGTTATTAAAGGATAACATAATAATTGAAGTACCGTCAAGAACGGGATTGCATTTTGTATGCAACAAGTTTAATGTAACGGAATTTCATAGACATTATCCGAGAATTGTAGTCAAGACAAATGGGATGACAATTCTTTATGCTTATTAAATATATAGAAATTAAGATTGAAATGAAACCAACTGAAATAATATTACATTGTTCAGCAACAAAGAAAAATGCAGACTTTTCAATTGCTGATATTGATTCATGGCATAAACAAAGAGGATTCAAGAAAGTAGGTTATCACTATGTAATTAAACTTGATGGAACAATTGAAAAGGGTAGAAATGAAGATGAGATTGGCGCACATTGTTTGCAACATAATGCAAAGTCAATTGGTATCTGTTACATTGGAGGATTGGACAAAAGCAACAAACCAAAGGACACAAGAACACCACAACAGAAACAATCATTGATTGCATTGGTGAAGAATCTAATGAGCAAATATGACATTCCAATTAATAACATTCATGGTCATTATGAGTTTGCAAATAAGGCATGTCCATGTTTCAAGATTGAAGAATTTAGAAAAGAATTGCAGTAATGAATTATGAAATGGGATAAAACTACAAAGGACAAAATAAGTTACATTGTCGCAACATTGGCGTTTGTTTTCGGCATTGGTCTAACCGTTGCTGGATTTGTCGTTGCACCGTTGGGAATTATTGACAGTTCTGTTTTATGGGTATTGGGTCAATGTCTGACTTATTCGGGCGCGGTGTTTGGTGTAGGTTTATATGTGAATAACTCAAAACAGATAATTCATTCAATGATAGAACAGTCTAAATTGGAATGAAAATATTGTTGTATGTTAGGA